GTCTATTCCTCCTAGCTTTACTTTAGACATATCCAGTGAAACGGGCACATCTTGTCTGAATATGTCACGATACTCTTGACCCTGGGATTGGTTTCTTTTTAAAGGTTTCCGTTCAAACATTCTTCCTGTAATTTCTAAATTGAAGAGTTTATCTATATTTTTTATTTTATAACTGTCCTTTATATTTTGCTTCTGGCCTGTCCAAGCATCTTCTAATAAATCTAAAATTTCATCTTCTCTAAACCTTGGGGTAAAATCAGTTTTTAAGTATTCCATTAACATGTTCTTTTTTAATAGTGAAACTATTTTTATATTATCTATAGTAATTGAATTTAAGTAGGTGTCTTCTAAATCCAAATAGTTATAATTGTGTAGATTCCCAAATGGTAGACGAAATAACAGTATACTTCCCATATAAGCAGATAGATCTGTTGTATGCAATGTAGTTGTAGCTCCAAATTCTGACTTCATAACAAACTTCCTAAAAAACGTCACCCTTTGGGTTACAATAGGTATGTCTGCTTCTTCAAAGTTAGATATATTTTTTATAACATTTCCATGAAATTTATGGAAAGTAGGTTCTAATTTATTTATTGCAATTTCTTTTAGCAAATATCTATTTGCTGTCGACAAGCTTTTAATCTTGAAATCTTTAGATTCCATAAGTCTTTGGTCTAATTCTAACTGGCTAATTTTTCCAAAAACTCTTTCAGCTATGCTATAACAATAAAACCAGAATGCCCTATTTGCTTGTGGCATTTCTAATATTAAAACATTGTTTACTAATCCTCCTGTATTATAAGCTTTAAATCTAATGTTTTGGAAAGAAATTAATGCACATTCTTCAAAAGGGTGGTGAACCTCATGCCTAGGCACATAATGATACTCATAAAAAAATTTGCTGAGTACAAACTTATGTAACTCTAAGTCATCCTTTAACAACTTACTTTTCAGAAAGCAAAAAATTTTTTGACCTAGCTCCCCTACTTTAAAAGATTGCAATACATCTAAATTTATTTTCTTAAGGAAACTTTCAACTGTTTGTTCCAGGTTAATTATCTTAGTATTCAATAGATTATTCAAGTTTAGATTCCATTCAGAAGTATTGCATCTGAGTGAAATTGTTCTATATATTAAAGCTAATTGGTGTAGACATCCGGTATATAAATCCAAATTTGTTCTCCAATCCTTTACAAACTTTGGCATTTGGTTTGCAAAGTCTACAATTTCATATGATTGTTTTGGAACAAAGTTAAAGGTTTGTTTATAAAATGACCCATATTGGAGATATTGCTTTATAAAAGGGAAGATTGATAAATCTTTATTATTAAATACAAGACCATATGCCCTATTATTGCCTTGTGAGAGGACTTCTTTAAATACTTGCCTGCAGTATGCCGGATTCTGCTTTAAGTTTTCTATATTGAAATTCTGTGTTATTTTATTTATATCCCTATGTAAAGATGTTTCAGACAAGAAATTCCTCCTATCTTTAAAGAAATTTTCAGGATTTACTAAATATTGCAATATTGTACTAATATTGTTTTCAAGCTCTAACCACTTGTAAGGGCTTGGCATCTTAGACACAGTTGTATACATTTGCTGATGTGCACATTCTAGCAATTTTGAATCCCCCATGATCTTATATAATATATCTAAGCTATTATTATAACAAGATATATTTTTATTAAAATTTTCTAGTTCTTGAGGGGTTAGTTTAATATTTAAAGTATTTATATAATTTCTAATTGTGTTCATATATTGCAGAACTGTCTGAAATCTTATCTGTCTGTCTTCAGTTTGGTCTTTACTAATCCTATCTCCTACATCAATTATACAAGGCTTAGAAGAAAACATTGAATGTCTTAAGGTCATTGCGGATCTGCTTATCCTCATATAAGCTTTTGAAAAAGATTTATTAAAATACATGGATTTTAACCAAATATAGAATCTCTTTGTTTCTACTGGTTTCACTAATGAATCTGTTAAGTTGTCATTAAAGTACTCCATTGCATTTTCCCAGGTAATGCCTATTCTTGATTTTATACTTCTAAGCCTGTTATGTCTTACAGGATAGCTAAAGTCAGGGCTATAAAACTCTGCTAAATCTTCATCGAAGTTATTGCTAGGTAAATCTAATGAGCTATATGTTATTTGACCCAGTTTAAATAATCCATACAACAATTCTTTCATGTTTTTGTCTTGTGTATAATTAAAGATTCTGTAGTTTTCTTGGTTTCCTTTAACTGTTACACTCAATAATGGTAAATTATCAGGAAGGCCAAATAATTCTAAGGGAGTACTGAATATTGTCCTTGTGTCACCATATGAGTTTCTCTGACCAGGAGTTATGGAGTAAGCATCTGCAATTGAACAACAATGAACTCTTTGCATGAAATATGCACTTTCTAACGATATTCCTAATCTGACTGCTTCAGAAACTCTTGATACAACTGCCATAGCATCCGATCTGAAATCAGTGCAAGCTAGATTTGTACCAACCTCTTTTAGCTTTTTTATATTAGGATAAAATAACTGACCATTAAATGAGAATAGAGAAATGAACTCCAGTATATGTTTCTGAATGTTGGTCTTTTTTATACTATCGTTTATCCCAAACAGCTTTTGAGAAAGTTTATGGTAGACTCTAAATATTTTGAAGTCTTCTATATTTTTTGTCCGTACTGCCAAACTATAATCATCTGAATGCTCCAAATGACTGCAGTGTATGAACTTTGAAGGATTATTTTTTCTAAACATATGAATAGCAAATTCTGTTGATATCACTGCTTTCAAAGATGAAGAATAATTAAACATACCCTGTAAGAAATTCTGAGTGCTGTTAATAGTTGTGCTATTGTTTATATAAGAAGTTTGTTCACTGGAAAATCTTAAATTTTGTAAGATGTTTTGAGGAACTTGGATCTCTTTGTTTGCCCAACATGCAAATGTGGCATTATTATAATTTGTCATAGTTTCTCCTAAAACATCTCTTAATCCACAATTCATAGCCACAAAACTAGCCATAGTTTCACATGCAGACCATTTTGTGCAATCACCATTTACATAAAACAGTTGGTCTTGCCTCCTTTCAGATGATAATATAGCCTCATTAATGGAATTTTGAATGTGTTCTAATTTTCTGTCGCCAGCTACACTAATCATTTCATTACTACAGTGTTTTGCTAATATTTTATATGAATTTTCTGTAATTCTAGCCATAGCTTTTGCACCCAAATTTATTACATAAAATTCTCTTTTTGAACCATACTGTGCTTTGATGCATGTGTCTGTCAAAACCTTGCCCAAGTTATGTCTCAAATTCCATGTTGCTATATCAATTGTATAATTTTTTTCCATGCCAAATCTTTTTACCCAGTCTAGTAAGGCATCATGTACTTTTACTCTATTTGAACCTGTTACTGTTATTTCTGCATCTTCATCCACATTTACATCTAATTTGTAAAAGTATTTCAAAATTTCAGGTTTGCTTATTTGAAAGTCTAATTCACCACTTTGTTGTGCTTGTTTTTCTTTTAAGGCAAATAAGGTTCCCATATTTTTGAATATATTATTCATTGTTTTTTTACTATACTCTTGCTTTGATATATTTCTATCATATTCAGGAATACAAGACTTTGTTGAGACTATTTGACTTATCGGTTCCTTAATACAACAATCAACAAACTCATGTCCTTTGTGCAACCCCTTAAATCTTTTAGAAAACATCTTTGCTGCCTGAAAAATAGTCAAGGAATGACATCCAACTTGTTTTCCACTAATCAACCATTTACGTATAGATTCAAAATTTCCATTACCTATTTTCATATCTTCAGATAGAGCATCAAACTCATTTTGAAATTTTAATATTGTGTTCATAGCTTTAATTTGTTCGTGGTACTCAGAAGACGGCTCCTTAGATGTATGAACATATACAAAAATATCATCAAAAATAGATTGCATATCTTTTAACAAATAATCAGACCACAATGAAGGCATAAAAATTTGTCCTCCCAATGTGTTTGACATTCGCTGACGTCCACTAAAACTTGGTTTATTAGGTTTAGGTGGGTGTTGTTCTAAGTATTTGACAACTTTAGAGGACTTTTTCTTAAGTTGCCTAACTATAAATTGTTCCATACAATTCTTATAAGGTGGTGCAAATTTATCTAAAATTAATTTTTCAACATTTGAAAAGGTACTTAAAGCAGACATGAAGATGTATCTAGTATCCATCAACAATTCTGCCACTTTTTGTGATGGACAATTTGCCACACATACACGGAAAGTATAAGCATGCCTTAAGAAAGTTCTATCAAACATTGATTCTTTATTCCGTGCCCATGTATCATAGGCTGTTGACAAAGTTGAGTAATATTGATCTTTCATAAAGTTAAGGCGTTCAGAAGTCAGTCTCACCCAAGGAGTCACACATATGTACTTAAGCTTTTGTTTCATGTAAATTTGTGTTATTTTGCATTTTCCATACACTTTATTTGCCCATTTTCTATCATTAGTAATAAATATAGTGAAAAATGATTGACCTATATCTGCACCTCTCTTTTGTGATCCTCCTTGCACAATGTGTAGTACATTAGGTCTACCTGAATTAAACATATAAAAAGTGTTGTCTGTGGTTTTTAATTCACTGAAATGTAAGAGTTGAGATGCCACACTGGATATGTGTTTACTAAAGTTATGAACATGGTTATGCTGTATATAACCTAAGAAATCTCTCTGATTTTCTAAGAATTTGCCTTTTAAGCTTTCTAATTCTGGAAGATCCACACCTGAGACACTACCTAAAAACGGATGTGTTCTAGAAGGTATTTCATCAGTTGTTTCTAAGATATCCATAAATTGTTCTAATTCCTTGTAACTTGTTTTAGATACAGTTTTTTTTGATTTATAATGTCTAAGCTCATGTGTTTGCTTATATGATGTTCCTGATTTCATTACAAAAGGATTTTTCTTGTAAGTTGATGCTTGAACCTTTATACACTTATTTCTGTATATATAAGGTAATTGATCTCTAAGTTCACAGTTATTACCAAGTTGTTCCTTAAAAAATGTTCTTTTTGACACAGAACTATCTGAGGTGTTACGATATTCAGTATACAATTTGTTGAGTGTTATTTCTTCTTCTATAGAATTTGTTAGTGTTCCCAGATTAAACACATTCCTTTCTCCTTTATAGTCCAAACAAGTTTCTAAATCAGCAAGTAAATTTTTTAAAAATGTGGTAGTTCCTTTTTCTCCTATTTCAATACTTGAATAAAATTTTAACAACTGAATGCAGTAATTCTGCTCTGTCTTAAAGCCATGAATTGGTGTTCTATTTTTTGAAAAAATAGGTATCTGAGAAATTTCATCTGTGATATCATTATCTGTTGGAGCATAAGGTATAAAGAATGTGGGTTTCTCTTCAGTTACTTCAAAAACACCTTCTTGTTCTTCCAGGGAGTCAAAAGCACGTGTGTACATTTCATGTGAATGTTGTTCATCCTTAAGGGTATTATAAATTTGTTCATCACCCACTAATCTTGTAAACAATTCTTCTACCTGCTCAAGGTCAGAGTTTTTCAAACTATCTTGTAAACTATTCCATCCAAGCATCTTTTTGTTGCAAATTTCTTCAATCTCTGTTTCCCCAAGTAAATCTGCATCAGGGTATTCTATAATTTTATTTTCCCACAATCTGTTAGGCAATAGCTTTTTCAACCTCCCTAATTCCGTTGAAACGTCTTCAAAAAATACACCTACTGAGAGTAACACTTGCCTATTCACCCTATTAAACGATAAACTGTTTTCATGTAAATATATATAAAGGTTTTCCAAAGAATTTTCTAAATTAGACCAACTAGGATCTACCCAAAACAAATAAAATGGTAAAGATTTTGTATTAAGGTTATTATCAAAGTAATCAAGTATCGGTTGGTATTTTTTTATTTTTTCATTATAGTTAAATTCATAGTTCCATGAACAAGAAACATCAATAAAACAGATTTGACCCCTTTCTTCAAAGAATATGTCAGGAGCAAACTTTTGCATGTCATGTGGTAGCACTTCTGAATACTCTGACCCTAAATTCACAGTTTCTTTAAAGTTCATGGATTTATTTAAACAAGTGCTTACTAGGTAGTGAAGCAAATCATGTCTTAAATGCATAAGTGTATGGTATTTTTTTTGTGTTATTAAAGTAGTATCTTCTGGAGCTTGTCTTGATAAGTAAAACAGTTGCCTAACAATAGGTGGTATAAGAATTCCTGGAACTTGTTCAGTCATTTTTACCAGAATAGTTGCTATATTTAACGTTTGTTGTGTCCCC